CACCAAACGCTTTAGCAGCTTGAGCTTTAGTGATAGTAGTCATTATGAAATCCTCGACTAATCTAGAGCTATCACCGCTTGAGCTAGGAACTCTTCAACCTTCTCTGGCGACATATTGGCAAGTGATTGCTCAAGCGCTAGTGCGTCTTGATTCAACAATGCCTGATTAGCTGCCGCCGTAGTGTCCAGTGAAGAACCACCTAGACTAGACGGTGAATTAGGTACAACGGTTTGTTTTTCTGCCGTTTGTTGAGGTTGCTGCTGGCCTTGCTCGGCTTGTTTCTGTGCCTTTTCAGCATCAATTGACGCTTGAACCGGATCACCGAAAGCGGCCTTCACTCGGCGTTGCACTTCTGCAAAGCGTTCTTTTAGTGGCATGGCTTGGAACGCTGGATCATTCTTGAGCTTGTTGTCGATAACTAGGGCCATATCCCAACGGTCACGGTCACTCGATTCCCAAGTGCGAAGTTCTGTTAGTTCGTCAGCGTTTAGCGCGTTAGTAACTTCGTTAACTCCGTCATTGGCTTCTTGTTGAGTGGTCGCAGCCTTACTTTGAAAACGCTTAACTAGCGCCGTTAGTAAATTTGCTGCCGTTTCTGGCAACTCATCACGCAGCGCATTGAGTGCATTTTCATCGTTCAGCAATTCTTCAGGTAGCTTTTCAGGCGTAATGCCAGCTTCTTCTAATTGCTTGGTGTATAGCTGTAGTTTTTCCTTGGCGGTTGTAGCTTCACTTAACTGTTGCTCTAGCTCCTGCATACGGCTTGACGCTTCGCTCGCCTGATTGCGAGCCTTTTCTAGAACTGCATAAGGAATCGTATGTTTACCGTCCTTACTTGCTACCGCTGCATTGTCTGGATCAACTTCAATGTAGAGCTTGCCGTCAATCTCTCGAACCCCAATGCTATCTTTGGCCGCATTCGTTTTAGGCTCTTGGCCCTGTTCTGATTTATCTAGGTTGGCGTCACCTTTTGGCTGAGTAGTGTCAATAACACTTGGTAGTGCCTCATCTTCCTCGCCTACGCCCATTTCGTTATCAGTCGAATGGTTGTCTTGGTCATTTTCACCGCTGAGAACGCCCAAATCGTCATCTAGGTCAATTTCATCTAGCAGTGCGTCAATGTCTTCGACGTTGCCAGTTAATAGTGCTTGGTCAAGTTCTATAGTCATAATCCCCTCATGTGCGCTTATCGCTGCGCTTGCGTTTGGTTTGTGCTTATCGCCGCACTTGCGAACAAGAAAGCCAGCTAACGCAATCGCGCTAACTGGCTTTTTTATGTTCTCGTGTTGCGTTAGTTTTTCGCCGCACACTCAATTTGCTGATAAATGTACCACAAATTTACGAATGCAAACTAAAAATTAACGTTCGATGATTACCTAGGCGTAGCGAGTCTCACCTGATTTAGTAAACAACAGGATTGCATTCTCTGGTGCATCTTCTGGTAAGTTGAACACATCCAAGTGCAACCAGCTCACACCTTCTTCCATTCTCGTTAGATAAGGGAATCGGTCTTTGTGTTTAATAATCAAATCACGCAACTCTTGAGCCGTGTAATGATTACTAATTAAATCAACAGCTTGCCCTCTACCATGCGCAGAGAATGGAGTGAAATGTTTGTCACTCGCAAGTCGCAAACCTGAGTAACCACGAGATCCACCAGCTTTCCAGTTGTTACAGATAAGCGCCGCTTTCTTCGGATCGATTTCACTAAGCAGCGTTCGCAGCTCATCAATAGTGATCAGCAATCGAGCATCCATACCAAGCATGGCCTTTTCACCACGCGCCTGATAAGCAGCTTTGCTCACAAGTTCCCAAGTCTTGAACCATTTAGGTCGATAGCTTCTTAGTCGTTTGTCATACATGGCTTTTCTCTCCAAACAATTACGTCTTATGCGCTCATCTTTCTGTAAGCTTCTAGCTTGTAGATCTCTTCGAATGTGTTGTTAAAACTCACTTGTCGGCCAATCTGGTCACGCCAGTTTTCAGGGTCGATACAAGTTGCTGGTTTACCAACAACAACAAAGCCGCCTTTCATCTTGATGCCGCAATACATGAATTTATTACCTGCAAGCGTGACGGTTTGAAAATCAATCTCTTCAATTCGATCAACAATGTCTTGAGGCTTTACACGTTTGCCAGTGCAACCTAGCACTTCCATCATTTCTTGAATTTCAGTATTCGGCTTAAACTCGGCTGGTAATTTCATTTACTTACTTCCCCCACTTCATAAACTTCATTGGTTGCTTTGTTCGACCTAAGCCCTGCATCATCGTTGAGCCTAGCCAAAACACGATAGCCGTTGAGAACGCGCCCATTACCTGACCTGCGATCATGATAATTAGTTGCTCGTATGATTTTGGAACCGTCCACCAAAACAATGAGCAAAACATACCTGACACCATGACACACAAGATCAGAGTTAACGCTGAAGGCATCCAGTGATCGCCGTGTGCGTCTCTCGCGTCTTGTGTGTCTGTTAGCTGCATAGATAACTGGTTAAGCGCCATTTCTTGCAACTTAACTGCGTGTTGATTCTGAAACTCAATAATCTTTGTTAGAGCTTCAGGGTTTTCTATCAGCTCTTTGATAACGGCGTCCGGTGTATCTTTGACACCAAGAACGCCAGCGATCAGAGTACCTATTGTTTTACCAGTGGCACCGCCAAGTAATGAACCAACCAAAGGGGCGGATTCGCCCACAATGTTTTTAACTTGTTCCCACACTTCTAGTTACCTCTTACATTTAGATTTGAAGGTTTAGCAATTGCTGGTCGATGTTCGCTAATATTGCATTAACTGTGCTATCTGCTTGTGCTTTGACTTCTGCGACCTCCTGTAAAACTTTCGCAGTTTCGGCCTCAACCTTGTTGTCTTTAACGTCTTGGCTTTCTGCATCACGTTGTAGTTTGGCAATCTTGGCCTGTAGTTCTTCAACCTTGGCCGCGCCTAAAGCAACCTCGTTTTGTAGCTGCTGCATTTGAATTTCAGCCATTTCTTGCTGCTTGCGTTGTTCTTCCTGCATAGCTGCTTGTTCTTCTGGCGTCATATCTTCCGGCGCTTTTGGAATGTTTAGAGTTTGTCTGATACGGTTCAGGATCTCTTGCTTGTTAGGTACATCCATTAACTCGATAACCATATCTAGCGTTGCCATTTGAATTTGTGGTGGCAACTGAGCAACTAGCGCGGTTAGTTGTTGAGCCATTTGAGCGCGGAATGTAGCAGTTTGCTGGATTGGAGCTTGAGCAATATGACCTTTCCAACGCTTAACGTCGTTGGTCACTGTGCCGTCGTCATTGGTCACGTTTAGGTGAATGACTTTGCGCTTATGAGCGTCTTGCTTGTTGACCGTTACAGCGATATTGCTTTGCTTCGCTAGGTCTTCGATTAGGTAGGCCATCAACAGATCAGCCACTCGTGTTCTCGAATAGTGATAGTTGTCATTGATCTCTGCTAGCGTAGTCGCGCCTTGTTCTACTAGCGAGTTAATAGCAACTCCGCTGGTGGCTGAAGAGTCTTGGCCCAACATTGCATTGTAGATACCAGCAACGTCTTGGATTTGCTTCATTGAGTCCTGCATAACAGTAAACTGCTGACTCGCAATATTGAAATCTTGCTGAATCTGGATAGCTTCGCTTATTGATTTCTTGTTCTTGCGATCAGGGTTTAACTCAATGTAACCGTCTGCGCGTTCGACCTCTTCTAGTAAGTCCTCGCGGCTCATATTGGTTGCGTCTTGGTCTGCAATGACACGTTTAGCTTGTAGCAGCCACGTAAGCTTCATACGACGATAGTTGATCTCATCTTGAGCACTAATCATTCGGCTTACAACACCATAAGGTTGGCCGGATTTATCCATTCGATAACCGAAGAACGGAACAATTGGAAAATATCCGCTCGGTGCAACTGATTTACGATCAATGATTCTATGAATACCAACAAACCACGCTTCGCGTACTGCTGACCATGTAGCAATTCGTGGTTTAAATGTACCCATTTTTACGCCAACGGCTTGAGCGATATTATTTGGATTGTATTCAACTGTTCGGCCATTCTTTAGGTCGATGACATAACCGCGTCTAAATGTACGGTAGTAGATAACCTGTAAGCAGATACGGCCACGCGCCTGATCTAACCATTCAGACGTATTTCGATCCCAACTCTCAAATTCATGGTAAGCAGCAAGCAAATCTTGGTCTTGCTCTTCGTAGCTTTCAAGGTTTGCAAAGTCTTCCCAATTATTCATTGCTTGGCGAATGATTTCGGCGTGTTCAGGGAAATGAGCAATAGCCTCGTCAACGTCTACCCAACGTTTACGCAGCAACCATCGAGCATCAGACAAGTCGGCCTCTTGAGCGTTCCAGTCCCACCACATTTCCTGACGGCGAACTGGCTTGATGTTGTAGCCACCACCATAGAAAGGATCGTCATTTCTGGTAACTTCTACCCAACCAATACCAGCTTTAATTTGTGAAGCGTAAGCGTCGGCATTAGCGCGATCAGCTCGTGCAAGTCGCCACGCATCTTTAAACTTCTCCTGAAGTGCATCGCGTAGCTCTTCGCCGTCATCGTCATCGGCTGTAAGTACAAGATCAGTTCGTGTTCTTGCTTCCATACCTAAAACGGCGTCAATAGCTGGCGCTATTAGGTTATTGATAATGATCGGTTGTCCACGTTCTTCGTAGACTTGTTTTACTTCCGGCGCTAGTTGGTTGCCGTCGTAGTAATCACAACACTTTTGCGCTGGGTCGCGCCAGTTTGGTTGTGCTTCCACGTTTGAGACTAATCGGCGTAATTGAGCAAGGTTAAAGCCCTTGCCGTCATGCTCCGCATGGTCTTCATTCCAAGCCATAAATTCTCCCCTCACTTAGTACGCCAATCGCTTGATCGCTTGGTGCGTGGCTGTAACTTGGTCATGGTTCTAGGCATTCGAACAACCATTTCTAGCGCAATCGCATAGCTCATCACTTGGTCATCAAATGCGCCTTCAATTGCGTTCATGCTTCCTTTGGAGTCATAAACGTAGGTATTCAGCTCTGTAACTGTCCCGATCCATCGAATGCCCGACGTATTATTGCGCAATTGCTCATTTAAGTTTGAAATAATTATCGGCTTGGATTTACGAGTGGTAAGCCAGCCTAATCGTCCTGTTTCTTCGTCCTCGTCTTCCTTGTCGTGGTGTTCTTCTTGGTAGATTCTGGATATTGGATAGATATCGCGTAGAACGTTTAAAACGGCGTGGCCGTGGTTGTTTCGTTCTGGCGCAGCGTAGGCCGCTCTACCGTTTTTACCTGCGTACATCTTGCCAATGATTGCGATAATCTTTGCAAACTGATCTGTGTCGATATGACCAAACCAATGAGCAACTTGATTGCCAGTTTCGTCCAGCACATCAATTGAACCTCTGTCCCCATGTTCCAGACCTTCCGCAACGTCAGCG